AGAAACACATAAAAGGGATATTACACAAGTTTGACGTTGACAGGAAGAATCCTAGAGTTGAGGTTGAGATTTTGGACATGGAAAAAGAACCAGGCGACTTTGAAGGGCAGGAGTTGTGGAGTTGAGGGGGAATGTGTTAAAGATAATAAACTTATAAGTAAAAGGGGGTGATAAGTTGAATGCAACTGAAATCATATACAGTGCACTGCAGAAATCTAACATAGAGCTTTCAGATCTAGAACTAGGAAATGTAGAAACAAAATGCATGATGTGTGGCAAATACATTGAAGAAGGCATTAAATATAAGAAAGTAGTATCAGGGAACTTCACTGATTATGATGTATTCGCAAATATTCAAGGCACTCATATATGTAAGGAATGTGCTGCATGCGTAAAGTTAAGAGAATTGAGAGCAAACAACATAATAGCAGATGAAAATAACCTTTACTTACTTAAAAAGAATGACCTAGAAGAATACTTATTCAACATAGATAAGTATGTATCAGGTGATTTTGTAATTGGCATCACGAGAAGCTTTAAAAAACACAACTCTTATAGATGTAAGGTAAATAATAACACAAATGTATTCATAATCAGAGAAGAGGACAAGGAATATGTATTTGACAGAGCAAACATGAAAGTATTATACGACATAATTTGGGATATGTATCTATACTTCACAAAAGACGAAATTCAGACAGGACAGTATCAAATATCAAAAATACAAGAATATGGACTGAAAAGGTTTAAGAAACATGAAGAAATAATCAAACGACATAGAAATACACATCAATTTGACTTACTACTATACATACTAAACAGCGAGAAAAGAAACAAAATAGTTGAGGAAAGAATCAAGAAACATAAAGAAGAAAAGAAAAAGCAAAAGCAAGCACAAAAACAGCAAAAGGAAAAAGAACAAAGTCAAGTAGAAGGCCAATTAAAACTATTTTAGGAGGGGTAAAATGGATAAGGTAAAAATTGACTTTAACGAAGAGAACATAAGACAGGTAGCCATTGAAACAATATACGGGATTTGGTCCTGTATAGACTGGGACAAGGTAGATTCAAGGAGAGCATACGGTATTTGGGATGAATTTGGGAATAAAATCAAAGCAGCAGCAATGACTACAAACTCATATGAAAAATTTGTGGAAAAACTAGCTAGAAAAATAGATGTCAGAAGTTTAAGAAGCAGAATATTTAGAGATGTTAGCCAACAGTCAGAGGAATTCAAACAAGCAGTATTAAGGCTAATACGAGAAGAAACATTGCAGTTAGTACTAGAAGTTCGACTAAACAGAGATGCAAGAAAAGAAATGGAGAAATCACTCAAAGAACAAGAGTTAAGGCAAAAGGAATTAGAAGAAAGAAACAGACAAGTAAAATTTACTGAGAAAGGGGTTAAGATAGATGAATAATATAAAAATTGATGTGAGAATGAAGCTGTTAAGTCCACTAAGCCATTTTGGAGATGAAAGGTTAGGAACTATGCAGATTATGAGGGCAAACAAATTCTTATACAACGGTGAATTCATAGATATACCAGTTTATTCAGGTAATGGATTCAGGGGACAATTTAGAAGAATAGCTATGAGGGATTATCTTGAAAGATTGGGTATAGCAGAAGAAGGAGTATCAGAAAAACTATATTACACGCTTTTTACAGGAGGAAGTCTAGTCGGCGGAGCTAGATATGTAGAAGTAGGAGAGAGAAGAAGGATTAGAAAGCTATGTCCTCCACTTGCCCTACTTGGAACAGCCATAGGAGACCAAATACTGCAAGGAAAGATGAAAGCACCAATATTCCTTCCAATATGCAAGGAAACCCAAGACTATACAGGTATAGAAAGCGATATATCCTTCTATGACATGCTAGAAGAAGTATTCTATACAAGAAAAGACGACCTTAAGTCTGTAGAATACAACATCAAAGAGGAAGAGAAGGAAAAGAAAGGCGACCCGGTACAGATGAAATACGAAATGCAGTGCCTGTCAGCCGGAACCGAATTAATAGGGACCATGATTATTGAAAACGTCAATGAAGTGGAAGAAGCTATGATCAATGCAACATTGAAGAAACTAAAAGAAGTACCTTTCATTGGCGGCAAGTCAGCAGCTGGTCATGGCCAGGTTGATATACAATATGGCGAATTAGAGAGCGAAGAAACCTACTACAACTACCTAGAAGAAAATAAAGAAGAGATAAGACAGTGGATTAGAGAAATAGAAGGGGTTTTAAAATAATGAACTTTAAAAATATTGATTTAGTAAAAATGGGGAAGGTAGCTATGCAGCTATCTTCCTTCAAGAAAAAAGAAGAAAGAGCAAAGCAAGCAATTAGAGAAGCGTTTGAAAGATGCAAAAATCCATACCTAGCAATTAGTGGTGGCAAAGATAGTGTAGCAATGGCTGGGCTAGTTAATGAAGTTGCCAAAGAGATGAGAAGGGATTTTGTAATGTGGGCACACTTGTCGGATGCTTCATTCCCTCGTACAGAAGATATAATTAAATTAACAGCAGAGCATCTAGGTAGAGAAGTTATTATAGATTGGTCGCCGGTATCAGCCTTTGATGTAGTGGGAAAAGGTAGCAAAGTTCAGTTTGGTAAGCGAGGATATTTTTTTGATGCAATTAAAAATTTTGTGGAATCCGAAAACAAAGACTTAGCTTTTATAGGTGTAAGAGCATATGAAAGCAAGAGAAGAATGAAAGCAGCAAGAGCACATGGGATGAATTTTGAAACAAATGTACCAACTTATTGTAAGGTTTGCTACCCAATTTTATGGTACAAGTTGGAAGATGTAGCAGCAACACTTGTTAAATATAATTTACCAATTCACCCGATATACTTTAAAAAATGTGTCAACGGGAACACTTGGATAAGGTTAGGTTATGTAACAGCTACAGATTTATTACATCAAGGTACAGCAGTTTTTTTAAAATTAAATTATCCAGAATTATACAAAAAATTGGTAGAAGCTTTTCCAGAGGTGAAGCAATATGTTTAATGAGTATGGTCAACTTTTTAAAGATGCAAATGGTATTCATGGAACAGAACATGCTTATAGGGTACTTGCAAATGTAACAAAGCTGTCTATATTGTTAGATATAGGTCCAGTACAAAGAAATATATTATATAATGCAGCCTTATATCATGATATAGGGCGAGAACATAATGGAACAGACACTAAGCATGGATTTAAGAGTATTAAAAAACTGGAGAAACATAATCTTCATTTAAACATGCCAAATTACGAATATGTAAAGTATATAATAGAAAATCACTGCATTAGTGACAGAAATGGAATAAAGGCAGTAGAAAATTATAATGTAGATAAGGGCACTGCTGTATATTTATTAAAGGTGTTTAAAGATTGTGATGCTTTAGACAGAACCAGGACTAGTGATCTGGACGAAAAATATCTTAGGTTTCCTGAAAGTAAAAAATTATTATTAGGGGAGATTGATATGTTTAAAAACTTCAAAGTAGTAGCACATATGAGAACTCCAATAGTTACTATAGAGCCAATTATATTAGATTCAATTATATTAGCAGCGAAAGCAAAAGAAATATTAGGAGAAGAGTTTTATTCAGGAAAGAATGTAGTAGGAACAGAAGAAGAAGTAAGAAGTATGCTAGACCCAATATTAGATAGAAAACACAATGTATATTGTACCAGTATTGGGATTGGGGAGCATAGAGAAAGCGTGACAAGCTGGACTAAAAGATGGGATGAAAAGAATGATGATATAGTAAAATTCAACGGCAAAGGCAAGGAAAGGGTAGATATAGGTTCAGGATTTTACAAAAACTATCATATGCCAGTTGTAACAAAAAGTTACAAAACAATTACATTCTATGTAAGGGGAAATATGGAAGAAGTAAAAAGATTACTAGAAAACTATATATTTTATTTAGGCAAGAAAGGCAGCCAAGGATTTGGACAAGTGAAAAAATGGGAATTTGAAGAAATAGAAGCAGATTGGAGTATATGCAGAGATGGAAAACTAATGAGACCAGTACCTGCAAAGGAATATAAAGAAAAAATAGAAGAAATGATGCAAAAAGAAATACCAGTAAACGCAAGACAACACCCAATCTTACCACCATACTGGAGAAAAGAAACAGAATTATGCCTTATGCCAGAGGGAATGTAGCGGTTGAAAAATACAAAGAGAGGAGGAGGGGTCAAGATGGCTAAATCAACTATATCACCCGAGGTTGTAAAGATAATCAGAAAATCCGTGGACGAGGCGGTTAAAAAAGCAACAGAGGCTATTATAAAAGCAATAGGGTTAAAAGATGGTGATGAATGTAAGAGTTATGAATTTATCAATTGGATTACTGGGAAGCATGAAGAATTTAGAAAGAGTATTGGACTTGATAAATATACCCCTTACACAAAAGAGCAAGAAAAAATGTTTCTAAAATTTATTAGCGGTTCAAGATGTAACCCTTGAGAGAGTAAGCGGTTCAAGATCTCTTGCTTAGATCTTGAACCAATCTTGAACCATGTTAAATCAGGATAAGAAAGGGTGATTTTATGAAAAAAGATTTGAAAGTTGATATTCAAAATTTAATAGATGTTGTTCAGGAATTATTAATTGAGTTGAAAAAGAAAGGTTTTACAAACCATAATAAACAGACTGCTTTTCAAAAAACAGAACAGTTGCTTTATAATTATATGAATTTCAAGCAGGTTATAGCTGATAAACAAAAGACAATTGAACAAATAAAGCAAGAAGGTATTCAGAAAAGAAATAAAAGCATTGTAAATTTCACAGGAAATTGTCAGCTTGATACTAGAAATGACTTTGAAAAAGCTGAAGAACAAATTGAAGTACTTGAAAATTCGATTTTAATAACTAAAAGATATATAGCAATAATTGATGATGCACTTTCAAAAATTTCTAATGATAAGTATTATGACCTTATCAGAATGAAATATTTTGAAGGTAAAACCAGAGAAGAAATTGCTGAACATTTTAATGTTGATGTTGCAACTGTTAGTAGGAATAAAAATCGTTTGATTAACATATTGAAAATTTACTTGTTTTCAGATGAAGTTATATATGAAATTTTCAGATAAAGGGGTGAAATCATGAACAGGGCTGAAAGAAGAAGGCTTCAGAAGAAAGGTATTACAGCAAAAGAACTTAAAGTCATTGAAGATAATTCAGCTTTGAAAGCTATTGACTTTGCAGTTAAAGGGATGATTGCTTCATTCGTGATAGTGCTTCATGATAAATGGGGCTGGGGTAATGTGAGAATTAAAAGGTTGCTTAAACAAGTTGATGATGTATTTGATTCAATCAATAAGAATTATGTTTCAATTGAAGATTTACAAAAAGCTATACTTGATGAAATCGGAATTGATGTAAAATAAAATGTCACATTGTATGTCACATTAATACCCTTGCAGTGCATTATTATAAATGTTACGATATTAGTGGATAATAATAGTAAAATTTCTCAATCCCTAAAAAAGGAGAATGTTCGGGTTTACCTCCCACCCGGACATCCTTCTTTTTTTTAAGAAAGGAAGGTGAGGTGATATGAAGCTAACTGAAAAACAAAAAAGGTTTTGTGATTATTATATTGAAACTGGAAATGCTACAGAGAGTTATTTAAGAGCAGGATATAAAGTAAAAACAGATGGTGCAGCTAGAGCAAATGCATCAAGATTGTTAACAAAGGCTAACGTAAAAAACTACATTGACAATAGATTAAAAGAACTTGATGATGCAAGAATAGCCAAAGCAGAAGAAGTTTTAAAATACCTTACTGCAGTAATGAGGGGAGAAGAAGCAGAAGAAGTTGTAGTTGTAGAAGGTAGTGGAGATGGAAAATCAAATGCCAGGGCTATAAAAAAAGAAGTATCAGCAAAAGAGAGAATAAGAGCGGCTGAACTGCTTGGTAAGAGGTATGCTTTATTTGCTGATAAAGTGGATATGGATGTAAATGCAGGAACAGAAAAACTAGATTCAATCTTAAGACAGCTAAAGGGAGATTGATACCATGGCAGAAGAATTATTATTATCAGATAAGTACAAAGCATTCCTCAAACATGATGCACCAGTAGAATTCTTAGAAGGAACTACATTCGCTGGAAAAACTACTGTAGGAATAGTTAAGTTTATGCTAAAAGTAGCAAATAGTCCTAAAAAACTGCATGTATTAAGTGGATTGGATCTAGGTACTATAGAAAAGAATATAATCAATAAGGATCTAGGGATAATTGATATATTTGGTAGTTTAGTAGAATACAATGCAAGTGGTAAAGGAGAACATTCATTGCCACATATTGTTTATCAAACACCTAGAGGAGTTAAAATAATTTATGTTCTAGGCTATGATAATAAATCCAGATGGAAAAAGGCGCTGGGCGGGCAATACGGTTGCGTTTATATAGATGAGATTAACATAGCAGATATGGACTATGTAAGGGAAATAAGTATGAGATGTGACTATTTATTAGGCACACTTAACCCTGATGATCCTAGTTTACCGATTTATAAAGAATATATTAATCATAGCAGACCATTACCTGAATATAAAGCAGATGCTCCAGCAGAATTGAATAATATGTTAAACGAGGAACCAAAACCTGGATGGGTACATTGGTTTTTTTCTTTTGAGCATAATTTAGGATTAACTAAAGAAAAGCTAGAGCAGATTATAACGAATGCACCTAAAGGAACTAAGCTTTATAAGAACAAGATACAGGGATTAAGAGGAAGAGCCACAGGCTTAATATTTCCGAACTTTAGCAGGAAAAACAATGTTAGGTCTATTGATTGGCTTAAAAAGAGAATGGCAGATAAGGATAATCTACTTAAATTTGAAGTATTTTCATGCGGTGTAGATACATCCTATTCTCAGGAGAGTCCTGATACTATCGCTTTTATATTCCAAGGTATTACAAGTAAAGGTCAACTTATAATCCTAGATGAAGAGGTATACAACAATGCTAATTTAGAAGTGCCATTAGCACCAAGCGATATTCCCTCTAGACTTATATATTTCCTAGATAGAAATAGGGAGAAGTGGGGATTTGCTAGGGATGTATTCATAGACAATGCGGACCAGGCAACTATAACAGAGCTTAGGAAATATAAAAGGCAGAATGGCTGTATATATAACTTCTTAAATGCTTATAAGAAGGTACAAGTAATAGATAGAATCCATTTACAATTAGGCTGGTTAAATGTTAGTGAGAACAAACCAGAAGCTGATTATATAGTATTAGACCATTGCGTTAATCATATTAGAGAATTAGAAAGTTATAGCTGGAAAGAGGATAAATATGAGCCTGAGGACAGGAATGACCATACAATTAATGCTTCACAATATGGATGGATGCCATTTAGGAATAAGATAGGAGTAGGAGGCTAAATTATGGGATTAAAAGAGGTGATTAAAAATATGATAATGAAAGCATTAAACATAATCCCAGCAGAGGACAATCAAATAAGTATTAGGGAACCTTTATCCCATAATATGAACGTATTAAGAAATAGAATTTGGTATAGAGGAGATCCTTCCGAATTAGATCAATTTTTTAAACAAGCTGCAATAGATGATGTAGGTAGAAGTAGGTTTTGGGCTGCTGTACCTTCTGCGGATTCAAGTATAAGGAAATTCCATAGTGGTTTACCAGGTGAAATGGTAGATAAGCTTGTTGATATAGTTGTTTCTGACTTGGATAGTATAAGTCTAGAAAATGAAGAGAATCAAAAACTATGGGATGAAATAGCTAAAGACAATAAATTTACTGATGAATTACTTGGAGAAGCAATACAAAAAACTTTAGTTGATGGAGATGGAACCTTTAAATTAAGTGTTGATACAGAGATTACAGAATATCCGATTATTGAATTTTACAGCGGTACTGATGTTGACTATAGATACAAAAGAGGAAGGCTCCAAGAAGTTATATTCTATGCTTATTATACTCACGAAAAGGAGACCTATAAACTAGAAGAAATCTATGGTAAAGGATATATAGACTACAAGCTATATGATAAAGATGGTAAAGAAGTACCATTATCTAAGGTACCAGAAATATCCCATCTAAGTAAAGTTACTTTTGCAGGAAACTTCATCATGGCAGTGCCGATGAAGTTTTTTAAATCTCCTAAATTTGAGAATAGAGGCAACTCTATACTTGAAAGAAAGTCAGATAACTTTGATGCACTTGATGAGGTAATATCCCAGTGGATAGATGCCATAAGAGCGGGACGAGTAAAGAACTATATCCCTGAAGACTTGGTACCAAAACATCCTGAAACAGGTCATGCAATGAGACCTAACCCTTTTGATAATCAGTTTATTAAAATTGGCTCATCTATGAAAGAGGATTCTAAAGACCAGATAGACCAGATACAGGCTAATATAAACTATGAAGCTTTTGTGGAGTCCTATGCAAACACTTTGGATATGTGTCTACAAGGAATTATATCACCAAGCACCTTAGGTATAGATTTAAAGAAAACAGACAATGCAGAAGCTCAAAGAGAAAAAGAAAAAACCACCCTATACACTAGAGGGAAGATAATTGATACTTTAAATGAAGCTATTCCTTTGCTAGTAGATACAACACTCAAAGTATATGACAATATGAAGAAAAGAACCCCTAAAGATTATGAAGTAAGCGTTACATTTGGAGAATATGCAAGCCCTGATTTTGACAGTACTGTTGAGGTAGTAGGCAAGGCTAAATCATACGGTATAATGTCCCTTGAGCAATGCATTGAAGAACTCTATGGAGATACGTGGACAGACGAAGAAAAAGCTTTAGAAGTGCAAAGGATAAGGCAGGGTGATACTGTAATAGATGAACCTGCTGCTAATATTGATGGCTTGGAAAAAGATGAAGAAAAAACGGGTGTAGAAGGAAGTGAAGAAGATGAAGTATAGAAAAAAACCAGTTGTAATTGAGGCAGTACAATTCAATGGAAGAAATTCAGCAGATATTCATGAATTTTGTGGTGATAAAGTACGAGAACCAGTTGGTAAAGATTATCTTGAAATAGAGACGTTAGAAGGTGTTCATATTGCAAGTCCTGGCGACTACATTATTAAAGGTATAAAGGGTGAATTTTATCCTTGTAAGCCTGATATTTTCCAAGCTACATATGAAGAAGTGATAGAATATGAAGAATAGAAATAAGAAGGATGAAGCCTATAATATTCGTAAAATCTATGAACAGATGGAACTAGACCTTATAGCTTCCATGAAAAGAAACCTTGCAAGGCATAAAGAAGAAGAATTGAAACAAGGTTTTAAGTTTGAACAATGGCAGTCTGCTAAATTAAGGGATTTAGAAAGATTTAGAAAAGAAAATCAAGAGATAATAGGTAAATATGACAAAGAAATAGAAGAACTTATAACCTTTACATTGATAGATACTTATAGAAAGTCTCAGGACAACGTCAATGAATTTATTAAAGAAATAAAAAATAAATATGTAGAAGATGTATTTGTTAGACTTCCAGGAGATTTAGAACCTATACTTCCACCTATAGAAGATGAATCTACAAAAAATATGTTTGAGCAGGCATTAGAAAACATAAAAACATGGGAAGAAGTACCAACACCAAGAGATGAAGTATTTTTTAGGATGAATGATGATAAATTCAATGCACTAATTGAAACTGTACAAAATGATTTTAAAAATGCTAATGTAGCAGTATTAAGAAGGATGGATGATGTATATAGGCAAACCATATTCAGGGCACAAGTACACTACAATACTGGTACAGTTTCATTGGAACAAGCTATAGATATGGCAACGAAGGATTTTCTTGAAAAGGGAATAGATGCAATAACATATTCAGATGGGAAGAAGGTAAACATTGCTAGCTATGTAGAAATGGCCCTGAGGACAGCAAACCACAGAGCTTATTTAATGGGAGAGGGTAAGAAAAGGCAAGAGATGGGTTTGTATTTGGTAGTAGTGTCAGCCCATGCTACAGCTTGTGAATTATGTGTACCATGGCAAGGAAAAATAATCATTGATGATGTTTATGGTGGTGGAAGTAAAGCTGTAGGCAATTATCCTTTATTAAGTGAAGCTATGGAAGAGGGATTACTCCATTGAATGCAAAGTTTGGGTGGAGTATAAACGGTGTGAACTGCATTACAAAGCAGGTGTGCTAGCATAAAGAAAAAATAAGCTAGTGCTAACGGGGGACGGTAGGCAACCCAATCCCGTGCTAAGCTATTGCAAAAAGAATATCCATCAATGAGAGAAGCACAAAGACAGACAGGTATTCATGGTATAGATAAAGTTTGTGCTGGTGTCAAGTATAGACATACTGCTGGTGGGTATATTTGGAGATATAAAGAAGACATTGCAATAGAAAGTGTAGAGACTATCGAAAGCAATCAAGAGCCTAAATAAGGCTCTTTTTTCGTGAGTAGAGTAGGCTGGAGACGTACCAGTCGAAGCGCACCGCATACACAAGTATGATGATATAGTCCAATAAAAGCCTAATTGCAGACATAACTTAAGTACTTATTTCCCAGGGATAACTACATTACCCAAGGTGCCAGATGAAGAAAAAGCTTTAGAATACTATAAAGCAGAGCAACAGCAGAGATACATTGAAAGACAGATAAGAAAATATAAGAGATTAGCAGAAGGTTCTATAGATGAAGAAAACCGAAAAAAATATAATGCTAAAGTTAGAGAATGGCAAGGAATAATGAGGGAATTCTTGAAAGAGAATCCACAGCTAAGACGAGCCTATAGGAGAGAAAAAATATATTAGGAGGGATAATATGGCTACAGCTACATAGGTAACATTAATTATATGCTTAACATTGGTTGTATTATCATTGATTAACAAGAAGCAAAGTAAGACCTAATAAGGTTTTTTTCATACTCTGGATTAGTATTCACGGAGTATAAATGTGAAGAACTCTAACTGGCACTTACCAGTATAAAAAAGTATCGAGTAATAAGGAGGAATAATGATGGATTGGTTAAAAGAATTATTGAAAGATGTAGGAGTTGGAGATGAAAAATTAAATGAATTAATATCAAATATCAACAAAGAAATACCTAAGTATTTCATTCCAAAATCCAAGTACAATGAAGTAGCAGAAGCTAAGAAACAACTTGAAGAAGAAATAAACGTAAGAAATACACAATTGGAGGAATTGAAAAAATCAGCAGGAGAAAATGAAAATTTGAAGAGACAAATTGAGGAACTTCAATCGGCAAATAAGCAAAAGGATGAAGAATATCAAAGACAGATTAAAGATTTACAAATAACTAATGCCATTAAACTAGCTTTATCAGGCAAGGTACATGATGAGGATATAGTATCTCAATTAATAAAGAAGGATGAGCTTGTATTAAGTGAAGATGGCAAAGTTATTGGACTTGATGAACAAATCAACTCACTTAAAGAGACTAAGGGCTTCTTGTTTATAGAAGAAAAGCAAGATAAGCAGGAAGAACAACCAGGTTTTCAGAAGGTGGGTAATGAACAACATAACAATCATCAAACAATTGATGATGCTATATCTGCTGCATTTGGAAATTAATAATAAAAATAATTGTAAAGGAGAGATGATATATGACTATTTCTATTAATTATGCTGAAAGGTTTGAAAGACAAATACAACAACAATTTGCAAGGGAATTAACTTCCTCTGCACTAGATACTAATAAGCAGTATTCTTTCATAGACGCTAAAACTATTAAGGTTCCAACTATTACTTTGACTGGTTATAAAGACCATGTAAGAGATGGAACCAAAAATAGAGGAACTGTTAACAATACTTATCAAACTATGACTCTTGCTCATGATAGAGACATAGAATTCTTTGTAGATGAAATGGATGTAGACGAAACTAATCAAGTATTATCTGCAGCAAATATCACAGCAGTATTCAATCAAGAACATGCTATACCAGAATTAGACGCATACAGATACAGCAAGTTACGTTCTGAATATGTAAGTTTAGGAGGAACACTAGACACTACTGCATTAACCGTAAGTAATATATTATCTGTATTTGATACTATGATGGAAGAAATGGATGAAGCATCCGTTCCTCAAAGTGGTAGAGTATTATACGTTACCCCAAAAATATATACAATGATTAAAAATGCAGAACAGATTCAAAGAGTATTAGACGTAACAGATGGAGCTGCTAATGTAAATAGAAATGTCAGAAGTTTAGATGAAGTATCCATAGTTACTGTACCATCAGACAGGATGAAAAC